CCTGTGAAGCGCGCTGGTGGATGGAACCGCCTGTACCGATTCGAGTGCTGTGGGCAGCTTGCTGAAATGCGCTGCAATGGGCCGGATCCCAGACGCTTCCTCAGCAACCAGCAGGTGATCATCCAGTGTCGAGTATGCCGACGAGCCGAGATGGCAACACATCTGAGCGCAGTCTCCTCCTTTTCAATACTGAGCGGAAAGGACGCTTCCTCCTGAACATTCGCTGCACCGGCCAACTCCAAATGTCTGCCAGGGAATGCGGCGTCTCCCCAAGCACTGTGCGCCATCACCTAGCGAAGGATTCCGCATTCCAGTTGGCATACCAAGAGGCGATGGACGACTTCAAGGAAGGGATCGAAGTCGAGATCTATCGACGTGCCGTGTTCGGATGGGAAGAAGAGGTATATCAGCAGGGCGAGTTCGCTGGCACGATGCGCAAGTTCGATAGCCGGCTACTGGAAATGCTTGCGAAGCGCCACATTCCCGAATTCAAGGAAAAGTTCGAGATCCAACATCACCTGCCCCCAGGCACGTTGGCTGTGCCAATGAAGCAGACCAAAGAGGAGTGGATGGCGAATGTCAGTGAAGCTGAGGTTATTGCGGAGCCCGCACAGGACGTACTTCAGGGTGACGGTCACAGCGAAGAACGGCCAAGGAGCGGCGAATGAGGTCGAGCGGTCACACAAAGAGCGTTCATACACCGCCCTTGCCGCTGCTGCCTGTGCCGAGTACCTAAACGAGAAGTATCATCACCAGCTCGATCCAGACGAGCATGCGGTCGTGACAGAGAAGTTGTATGACGAGATCATCGCGAGAGATCCCAGTGTGATCAACGACGACAGGCCGCTAGGAGGGCTGTGAACAACGCAGCGATCGAGTGGCGCATCACGGACAACGGCCTTGAGCCGTTCGTCGATGACATTGCGATGACCTGGGCCCCACAGCCAGGAAGCCAGGAGGCGTATCTGAGCTGCCCGATCTTCGAAGTCCTGAACCAAGGCCCGCGAGGAGGTGGGAAAACCGACCTCATGCTGATGGACTTCTATCAGGACGTGAACCAAGGATGGGGGCAAGAGTTGCGTGGTGTGATCTTTCGGCGATCATACCCAGAACTCCAAGATCTGATCGACAAGAGCCTGAAGTGGTTCACACAGCTATGTCCAGCGGCGAAGTACAATCGCAGTGAGCACTACTGGACCTTCCCGGCTGGCGAGAAGCTCTTCTTCCGTCACTTTGCCGAGCCTGCCGACTATTGGCGATTCCACGGTCATGCCTACACCTTCATCGGCTGGGAGGAGCTGTGTACGTGGCCTGATGATCAGTGCCTCAAGTCCATGATGTCTACGATGCGTTCCACCGCGAAGAACATCCCCATGAAGGTGCGTGCGACAGCGAATCCGTACGGCGTGGGCCACAACTGGGTAAAGATGCGGTACGAGCTGAGCGGCACGGGGGGTCTCGTGGGCAAGCTGATCGAGGAGGGCACCGAGCGCATCTCGATCAAGAGCGAGCTGCATGAGAATCGTGTCCTCCTCCATGCCGATCCGACCTATATCGACAAGCTCCGCTCCAGCGCCAGGAACGAGGCGGAGTTGCGGGCCTGGGTGTTCGGCGACTGGGACATCATCGCTGGTGGCATGTTTGATGATGTGTGGCGCTCCGACATCCATGTGGTGCCGGACTTCCCGCTCACAGCGATCCCCAAGCAGTGGCGGGTCGACCGGAGCTACGATCATGGACAGAGTCGCCCATTCTCGGTAGGTTGGTGGGCCGAGAGCAATGGTGAGCCGTTCGAGCGCAATGGGCGCATGTACGGCAAGGTTCCGGGCGATCTGTACAGGGTCGCGGAGTGGTATGGCTGGACAGGCAAGCCCAACGAGGGCAAGCGAATGTTGTCACAAGACATCGCTCGCGGTATTGTGTCCAGAGAACGAACGTGGGGCATCTCTGGCCGAGTCCAAGTAGGTGTGGCTGATGGGTCCATCTTTGACGCCTATGAGCCCGGCAAGTCAGTCAGCGGTGAGATGCTCCGCGAAGGTCTTCGTTGGGAGCCAGCGGACAAGGGGCCAGGCTCCCGTAAGCAGGGTTGGGATCAGATTCGCACCCTGCTGCGAAATGCGGCTACTAGAGAGGAGCCTGGCCTTTTCATCTTGGAGCGGTGTGAGCAGTTCCGCCGTACGGTGCCCGTTCTGCCTCGATCCGACAAGGATCCCGACGACGTAGACACACGCGCCGAAGACCATATCGGTGATGAGACTCGCTACCGCGTGAGGCGGCCTGATCGACGCATCTATTCTGGAGATTTCTGATGAAGGATCCCAAGAGCCCAGCAACGTCCTCTGACGCTTACGATCGCATGGTCGCGCGCTGGCTGAAGATTCAGACCGTGCTGAATGGAACTGAGGCGCTGCGTGAAGCGGGCCGTGACTATCTGCCGCAGCATGAGAACGAGAGCGACGAGGCGTACGGGGAGCGCAAGGAGGTCGCGACATTGCTGAATCTCAGCAAGCTCACGCTCGATAGCTGGGTTGGGCGCCCATTCAGCTCGCCCGTGATCTTGAACGCGCCAGACCCGATCCGCGTGTTGGAGGACGATATCGACCTGATCGGCAACGGCGTGCAGGTGTTTGCCCGCAACTGGATGCGGGAGGGACTGGCGAAAGGGCTGGCCCATGTCATGATCGAGATGCCACGCAGCGGCGTGGAGGATCGTACCTTGGCGGACGATCATGAAGAGAACATGCGCCCATACTGGGTGCTGATCAAGCCGGAGCAGCTCTTCTTCGCCGATGCCACGGTGCTGAATGGTGAGGAGGTGCTGACCGAGGTGCGCATGGTCGAGCTGGTGAGTGTGCGTGATGGCTTCGCAATGATGCAGGTGAAGCAGATCCGCCAGCTCGAACTCTTTGACGGACGAGTGAACGTCACGCTCTGGCGCATGAATGAGAAGGAGTGGTCGGTGAGTGACGCTTTCGTTGTCGATATCGACCGCATCCCCCTCGTAACCTTCTACGCTGATCGTGCTGGCCTCATGGAGGGTACGCCTCCGCTGGAGGACGTGGTCGACCTCAATATCGCCCATTGGCAGTCGACCTCCGACCAGCGTGCATGCCTGACTGTCGCACGCTTCCCTATCCTCACTGTGACGGGCGGCATTGATGATCACCACAAGCTCACGATCGGCCCCAAGAAGTGGCTGTACGCGCCTGATCCCAACGCAACATTCGACTATCTGGAGCACACTGGTGTGTCGATCGAAGCGGGGCGCCTAGACCTCAAAGACCTCGAAGGACAGATGGCCGACTATGGCAGCGAGTTCCTGAAGAAGCGCCCAGGGCGAGAGACCGCCACTGCTCGCACTCTGGACAGCGCCGAGGCCACATCCTCCCTGCAAGATGTCACGATGCGATTCATGGATGCGATGCAGAGCGCACTGCGCATCACTGCGAAGTGGTTGGGGCTGCCTGATGGCGGAACGGTCGATATCTCGACCGACTTCACGCCAGGCGCCGCAGACGCTGCTGGCCTGACCGTACTGCTCGAAGTGCGCAAGCTGCGTGATGTCTCACGCCGTGCGGTCCTGAGCGCGCTCAAGTCGCAGGGCATCCTGGGTGATGAGTTCGATCCGGACGAAGACCAGCTCGCGCTCGAAGAGGAGGCGCTGCACATGGGCAACGAGCCGCTCGACAATGACAACGAGTAACGAAGCGATCTTCGACGCGGCGGTTCGTCATCAGGTGAACCTGCAACGCCTGTCCAAGGGGGAAGCGAACAAGATCCTTCGCATGCTAGAGAAGAGTGACAAGGAGCTGGTCGCGCTCATCATGAAGCGCGCTGAGGGCCTGTCGACGGATTTCACTACAGCACGTTGGCAGGCGATGCGCAAGGAGATCGCGCGCACACGCAGCGCCGTGATCCGATCGGTTGGTGGTGAGATCGGCGATACGATGCAGGACTTGGCTGTTCTGGAGCAGGACATCGCCAAGCTCGGCCTGCAAAGGTCTGTGCCGGTAGAGATCAACTTCGCAACGACAAGTCCCGCAACACTACGCTCGCTCGCCCAAGACAGCCCATTCGGTAGCGCCGATCAAGTTCGCACGCTCGATGAGTGGATGACGGATCTGGAGCAGGTCGATAAGGGCCGCATCACGTCGGCGCTACAGGCCGGTGTGCAGAACGGCGAAACTATTCCGCAGATCACGAGGCGTGTGCAGAACGCAGCAGAGTTGACGCAGCAGAACGCAGAGGCAATCGCACGAACGGGCGTCAACCATATCAGTAACGCTGCGCGTGAAGAGTTCTTCAAGGAGAACGATGATGTCATTCTGGCTCTGCGCTGGGTGTCCACGTTGGATGGGCGCACTTCTGCGATCTGCCGAGCCCGAGATGGACACTTTGCCCTCCCCGATGGTAGCAGTCGCACGAGTGTCCCCTCGCCAGCGATTCAGGGTAGTCCTGTTCGTCCACCTGCTCACCTTCGCTGCCGCTCTCTCATGATTGCTGTGCTTGATTCGGACGCAGTGGCTGATGGTCTCCCCGAGCGCCCCACTGTGCGAGATACACGGACTGGTCGGCAAAGGGAGCACGATTTCCGTAAGGACGCGCGGGCCAAGGCGGGCGACGACTGGAAGGGGATGAGT